GAATATTGGGACAATGAGAATAAACTATTAGAACTTTCATATAAAGAATCTATTAGACAGAAGGAGGAAAGAAGATGCAAGAACAAGACAAGTGTGCCTGTCACACAGAACAAAAAAGACAATCGGGGGAATGTTGTAAACAAGAAAAGCCCAACGCTTTAGATGAGTTTTGGACTAGTTTAGGAGAACCTGATAAATGCAAGACACCGACCCAATAAGTTTAATATATAAAATCCAAAGAATCTTAGATGAAATTATTGACAATAACGCCTCAGTAATAATTGGCGGCGGTGTTGACAACATGGATAAATACAACTATATTTTAGGAAAGATTCACGTAAGTAATCAAATTAAACAGGAAATCTCTAACCTGCTAAACCCTAAGGAGCCAAATGACGATGACGACAAAGTTACACCCATTAGAAGCTAAATATAAAAAAGAAGCTAAAGAAAAAAAAGAAGAAACCACATCAACAAGTTTAGATAAATTACCTAACCCTACAGGTTGGCGTATTTTAGTAATGCCTTTTAAAGTTAAAGAAAAAACGGAAGGTGGAATTATTATTGCACAAGAAGCATTAGACCGAGCACGAGTATCAACCCAAGTTGGATATATACTTAAAATGGGTGACCTTTGTTATAACGACAAAGATCGATACCCTACTGGTCCATGGTGCAAAGAAAAAGATTGGGTGGTGTTTGCACGATATGCAGGATCACGTATGGAGATTGATGGTGGAGAGATAAGAATGTTAAACGATGATGAGATCTTAGGGACTATATCAGATCCCGAAGACTTAATTCACGCAATGTAACCCATAGGAGGATATTACTATGCTAGACGAAAGAACAATAGACGTTGGCGACAATGAAGAACAAGAAACAACCATTGATCTGGATGCACCAACACCAGAACAACCATTAGAAGAGGATATAATAGATGTCGAACAAGTTAGTGAAGACAGTAATGAGTCCAATAACGCACCTGCGAAATCTGGGGAGCAGTCAAATGTTCAAGCAGATAAAGAAGAACTTGGAGAATACTCCGAAGGCGTTAAAAAAAGAATAGCTAAGCTTACGCGTAAAATGCGTGAAGCTGAAAGACAAAAAGACGAAGCTATTAATTATGCAAAAACAATTAAGGAAAGTACTGAAACATTAAGAAATAAATATGAAAGACTTGATGCAAACTACACACAAGAGTTTGAAAAAAGAGTTACTACTAATCTAGATGCAACTAAACAAAAACTAGCCATAGCTATTAATAGTGGTGACGTTGAAGGTCAAGTAGCTGCTCAAACGGAATTAGCCCAATTAACTATGGATGCTACTCGTTTAGCTAGAATTAAAGATATAGAAAAACCTGTTGAAAAACCTGCTTTAGCGGCAGAAACCATTGAAGCTCCAAGAAAACAAGTAGACCCACAAGCAGACGCTTGGGCCTCTAAAAACTCTTGGTTTGGTACAGATAACGCTATGACTTACACTGCTTTTGACATACATAAAAATTTAGTTGAGGAAGAAGGATATGATCCAAATACTACAGAATATTACTCTGAAGTAGATAAAAGAATAAGGGTTGCATTTCCTAACAAATTTGATAGAGTAGAGGGAACTACGAATGAACCCGTTCAAAATGTAGCAAGTGCTCGACGTCCAGCCACAAAAGGACGCAGAAAAACTGTGAAGCTCACACCCTCACAGGTAGCAATTTCTAAAAAACTAGGTGTGCCACTCGAAGAGTATGCGAAACAATTAACGCTTAAGGAGGTATAAGCATATGACTAAAAATACAGAAACAACGACTGTTAAAACTTCCCGCGTGAGCGAAACTAGGGTTAAACAAGAACGACCTAAAGTTTGGACTCCACCATCATCACTAGATGCACCACCTGCGCCCGATGGGTACAGACACAGATGGATTAGATCTGAGAGCATGGGTCAAGATGACACCAGAAATATCTCAGGCAAAATTAGATCTGGATGGGAATTGGTAAGAGCCGATGAATATCCTGAATCTGATTACCCTGTTGTCGAAAACGGAAAACACGCAGGAGTTATCGGTGTTGGCGGCCTTGTGCTGGCAAGGATACCTGAAGAGCTCGCAAAGCAACGTGAAGACTATTATCGTCAGATGACAGCCGATCGTAATGAAGCTTTAGAAAACGACCTTATGAAGGAACAGCATCCAAGTATGCCAATTAATCAAGAACGGCAGACTCGTGTAAGCTTTGGTGGTACAAAGAAAGACTAATTTTTTAGTAATTCCTACCCGCTGATTAAATAAAAATAACTTAACCCCTTTAAGGAGGAAAACAAAAAATGGCAAATAAAAACGCCCCTTTTGGTTTCAGAGCTATGGGAAAATTAGGTAGCAATGTGAATAACATGGCTACAAGTGAATATCCGATCTCGGACAATTTTGCAACATCACTGTTTCAAAATGGATCTGTAGGTATAGGAGCCGGTGTAATTGTTGCAGGTACAGCTACTTTAGCAACAAACATTGGTGTTCTAAACGGTGTATTCATATCTAAGGATCCATCAACTGGGAAACCAACTTTTAAAAATCAGTATTCACAGACTAATGTGGCTTCTGGTGAAACAATAACCGCGTTCGTTTTTGACGATCCAAATACATTATATGAAGCACAAATGGGTGGTACAGCTACTCTTGGTGCAGATGTAATGGGTAATAACATTGACTCAGCAGTAGGAACAGGCAGCACCATATCAGGTCTAGCCGCTTCTACTTTGGCCGATGCAATTACTGGATCAGGTGCTACTGCTCAATTTAGAGTAATTAGACCGTCTTCAGACCCGGAAAACAACGACATTACCGTACAGCATTGTAATTATGTAGTTAAATTTAACGAACATCTTTATCTTACTGATACTGGTGGTTCATAATAGCAGGAGGATTTAAAAAATGGCTATATCAAGACAACAACTAGCAAAAGAGCTAGAGCCAGGTTTGAATGCTTTATTCGGACTTGAGTACAAAAACTACGAAAATCAACATTTGGAGATTTTCGACAAAGAATCATCTGACAGAGCTTTTGAAGAAGAAGTAATGTTATCTGGTTTTGCAAACGCTTCAGTAAAAGCAGAAGGTTCAGCAGTATCATTTGATAGCGCTAACGAAACTTTCACTGCACGTTACACTCACGAGACAGTTGCTCTCGCTTTTTCTATTACAGAAGAAGCTGTTGAGGATAACTTGTATGATAGTATCGCTACACGTTATACAAAGGCACTAGCTAGATCTATGGCTAATACTAAGCAAATCAAAGCAGCAAACGTTCTTAATAACGGTTTTGACACTGCAAATGGTGGAGACGGAAAAGCTCTTATGGCTACCGATCATCCTACTATTGCAGGTACGTTCAGAAACGAATTAAGTACTGCTTCTGACCTTAACGAAACATCTTTAGAGCAAGCGATGATTGACATCAATGCTTTTACTGATGAACGTGGTCTGAAGATTGCAGCACGTGGAATGAAAATGATTATTCCTTCAGCTCTACAATTTACTGCTGAAAGACTAATGAAATCTGCTCTACGTACTGGCACTTCTGATAACGATACTAACGCACTAAAATCTATGGGGATGTTACCTCAAGGTTATGTAGTTAATAACTACCTAACAGATGATGATGCGTTCTTTATCAAAACAGACGTTCCTAATGGTCTTAAAATGTTCGAAAGAGCAGCTATTAAGACTGCTATGGAAGGCGACTTTGATACTGGTAACGTTAGATATAAAGCGAGAGAAAGATACAGCTTCGGCTTTTCTGATCCTCGTGGTATCTTCGGATCTCCAGGTGCTTAATCATTAGATTAGGATCAAAATATTAAGGGGCCTTCGGGCCCCTTTTTATTTGCATTTTTTTATTTAAAAGAGTATAATTTAAACACTGCATATTAATTTAGTTAGTATAGACGCGTGCAGTCGAAAAATCTCTAAACTATATTAACGGAAAACGGAGAAAAAAATACATGGCAAACTCAACATTTAGCGGCGTAGTAAGATCAGAATCTGGTTTAAAAGTCGTTTCAAAAAACGCTACTACTGGCGTTCAAACAGAACAAATGAACTTTGATTCAACTGGTAGACTATTAACTACAGCAGGATCACACATTAAGTATACAGAAGCAGCAGGTTTTGCGGCAACTGATTTTATGGTTGGAAAGGGCGGAAGTTCAGAAGCAACGGCAGATCCTTTTACTTCAGGAGCGGCACAGCTATTTCCTTTAGGAAGTCAATTACTTTACGGTAATACAACTTATCGTTACTGTAAGATGGCTGCAGTTGCAGTAACTGCAGGAAAATGTGTAACTCACGCTGCATCAATTGCTGATCACTTTGATCTAGCCCCTACGGCTGACGTAGCTGCTGGTGAAACTGCAATTTCAGTTGAAACTGCAGGTACTGATATAACACTAAACCAATACGCAGGTGGTTACTTATATATAAATGATGGTGCAGGTGAAGGTCAGATGCTTAGAATCAGATCTAACCCGGCTCACGATCACTCAAGTGATCCTTCAATAATAATTACTACTTATGATGATTTAGCAACAGCTATTACAGCTTCTTCAAGTACAAGAATAACTTTAATTGCTGATCCACTTAGTGCTTTAATCGGTCAAGCTGCAACAACTACAGGCGCAACAATGGGCGTAACAGTTGTTGACATGGCTGCTAGTCACTTTGGCTGGATGGCTGTATCAGGACCAGCTACAGTATTAAGTTCAGGAACTTTAGTTGTAGGTAATCACGCGGTGCCATTAGGTGCTGTTGGTGCTGTTGGACCGGCTGCAGGTGATGTTATACAAGTAATTGGTACAGTTATGATCGTTAATGTAACTACAGATTATTCGTTAATTAATCTTTACGGCATTATATAATAAACTCTGAGTAAGGGCGTAATGGCCCTTACTCTTTAGTAGGAGAAAAACAAAATGGCAGACGTAGTATTAAATCAAGAAGGCGGCACAGCTTTATTTTCAGGAAACAAAAAAGTAATTACTCATTACAACAACGTTTCAGACAGTAGCGGTGGAACAACTAAAATTCTTGATATATCGGATTATACAAACGCAGCAGGTAGTTCACCTGTATCGGCAACTTTAAATAAAATTTGGTATAGTGTTTCAGTAACATCAAAAGTAGATTCATTAAGATTGTCTTGGGAC